TTTCATCATATATGAGCTGGTTTGGGATCATGGCGAACCCTTTTTTGACTTTTTCCATCTTCTTTAATTCCCTTCTTGCTAGACCTTCTATATGTCAAATTTTGGGTAATCAATAAGAACATTTAGCAAACATATATTTTTATTCACTCTTAGCTTTTAACACTTGCAATATAGAACAAATGTTATATAAAAATAGTATGTTTAAAACAAATCAACAAAGGAAAGAAACAATGAACAAACAAGATAAATATATAATGAACCAAAGAATAGAAAAGCATGGAGATAATCTAAAAGCTATTTTTAATCTTGATACTGACAGCGTTAAATTATCAAAACAACTTTTTAGATTAGAAAACAAAGCACATAAATTAGCCACTGATTATTGTAATGGCGACTTTCAAGGTGATATTGAAAAAGAGTCTGAAAAAATACTTTCTAAAGTTGCTAAGATATTAAATACAAATACTTTTAATATGTTTTTAAATACAGATCCTAGAGGTTATGCGTTAAAGTTTTTTGAAGACTTTAGCAAAGACAAAGTAATACATAAAGATTGGGGTGGATATGGTATTATTGCTCCAGATTTTAGAGAGGGTTTATAATGAAAAATAAAAATTTTAATTTATTCAATCTTTTTAGCAAGACCTTCAAAGATCGTAAAATGTTTGGTTTTATTGGTTTTGGTGAGCTTGAGCTTATGCCAAAAGTATCAAAGCCAATAAGACAGACAGAGGAAACAGAGGAAACTTTGGAGCTGCAAGAAGCATCTCAACTGATGGAATCAGTGGAGCTACCAGAGGATTATTTTAATAATTTAACAAAAGGAGATAAAAAACATGGGTAATGGATTTAACACTTGGGATGAATTTTTAACTAAAGTAATAGAAAAAATTAAAAAAAGATGGTTAAAAAAAGATAAACAAAAACTAAAAGAATTAGAAAAAAAATACGAAGAAACCAATAAACAGTGCCAAGCTGCTTATGATAAATATTTATCATTAAGTAATAAAACTGCTAATATTTCTGATTCTATAGATAGATTATATAAAAAATATACATCTGTTAAAAAAGTTAAATTGAAAAATCCGCACTATATTGCACCAAGTTATTAACAAAAGGATAGTAATGAACAGAAACAAATTTGGACTCCCTTATATTTTTGACCATGTAAAAGCACAAGATCAAAGAAGGCTAGACAATCTTGATTATATGGTTAAAAATTGTCCACATGATTTCAAAAAAATCTGGACTTGCAAAAGGAAAGAATTTAAGGAACAAATTGAAAAAAGAAGACATAAAACCCTTAACTAAGGAGCAATTGAAGGATCTTAAGGAAAAGATGCTTATATCAATTCTAAGGGGTTCTATGGCTTGTAATGGGGTATATTTTAACAGATATAGAAACTTTAAAGGAAAGGTTAAACAATTATGCTTACAGAGTATAAAATAGAAAAAAACATACCAATAACTAAAGACGCAAGAAAAGGAAGTAAATTAACAAATCCATTGTACCAAATTGCTCAAGATATGAAAATTGGAGATAGTATAAAATTTAATTTTAAAGATTTTCCAGGTGTAGAGAATGTTACTTGGGATGTAGATAAAAAAATTGAACATAGTCAAAAAATGAGAGTATGGGAAAAATCTCTAAATGCTCCTAAAACTTTAAGAAGATATTTAATAGAACTTTATGGAAAAGGATCAGTAGCAACTAGAGATTTATATAATATTCCTGAAGAATCATTAAAAGAAAATGAAAGAGGTGTGAGAGTTTGGAGGATAAAATAATATGCTTGAAACAATTATAGCGTTAGAGATTGCATTATTGATTTTTTATTATGCAACTAATTAAAAAAAATCCATTTGCTAAACTTTTAAAAAATTCTTTTTTTAAATTAAAAATATTTAAGAAAAAAAAAGGGAAAGGAAGTTATGACAGAAAAAAAAACAAAAATTATACTTGATTTATGCGGTGGTACCGGATCATGGTCAAAACCTTATTTAGAGAATGGTTATGATGTAAAAATTATTGATGCAAATGAATGGGGAAATTTAAACGAAAGCACAGATATAAGATTATTAAAAAAAATTAATAAACCTATTTATGGAATATTAGCAGCTCCACCTTGTACTCATTTTGCTGGTAGTGGTGCTAGATGGTGGAAAGATAAAGGTCTTGAACCTTTAAAAGATGGATTATCTATTGTTGATGCTGTTTTTAGAATAATCTTTGCACATAAACCTAAATTTTGGGTGATGGAAAATCCAGTTGGTAGATTAGTTCATTATATTGGTAAACCTAAAATGATTTTTAATCCTTGTGATTATGGTGATCCATATACAAAAAAAACTTGTTTATGGGGTGAATTTAATGAACCAATTAAAACACCGGTAGAACCTAAATTTATAACTGTAGGTGGCAAACGAATGTCAGAAATACATTATAAAACTTTTGCTATGAAACCAAATGATAGAGCTAGAGAAAGAAGTAAAACTCCTGGAGGTTTTGCTAAAGCATTTTATGAAGCAAATAAATGAATGAATGAATATTTATGGAGATATGCGGACTTGTATTAAATGCAAAATGAAAGCAGACGTAGTTGAAAAAGGTAAAGATTATTGTGCTGAATGTTGGTTTAAATATTTTTCTGGCGAAACTATTGAGCAATACGAAAAAAGACAAAACGAATTAGAAGAAAGGAGAAGAAAAAAATATGAAGATAACTCTTGACTCTAATGATGTTGAATTAGCTTATACAACAGCTCAAAGAAGGTTTATTGGTAATGTAAGAATGAACAAAGGCTTTTCTTATGGTTATAATAAAAACTTAAAAAATCAATTATATGATGGGTTCTTAGGTGCTATGGGTGAAGTTGTTTATGCAAAGGCAACTAATAGCTTTTTTAATGGTTCTTATACTGACAATAATGAGTTTTATTCAGAGTCCGACTTTCAAAACAATATAGAAATAAGAACTCAAGATAAAAAATCATATAATTTTTTGCTTATTAGACCTGGAGAAAAGCAAGGAAAGTATTTTTTAATAATTAAGGACAACGACAAAGATTATAATTTTACAATAAAGGGTTGGTTTTTATATAAAGATGATTTACCAACTGAAAAACTATCTAATTTTGGGTATCAGGACAGACCTGTTGCATATAAAATTGAAATAAATGAACTAACACCATTGGAGGAAGATGTCAGACAAGATAAATTTTAAATTATTTAAACCTTTTGGTTCTACCTTAGCAAAGGCAACACTGCCTTTAGAACTATTGAAAGATTTTAAGGCGGATCTAAAAAAGATTAGAGAAGACAAACAAAAACAAAAAGACCATGATTGGAGTCAAAGATTAGTTGGTGCAGTAAAAGAAGAATACCTAATTACTCCAGAGGTTTTATTAAAATGGAAAAGAGCTTTCTTCGATCCGATTATGGTTTCTTATACTAATGCTCATTTTAAACATGATAAAATTAAAAATATTTTAATTAATTCTGCTTGGTATGTAATTCAAAAATCTGGCGACTATAACCCCATGCACAATCATTCTGAATATGTCAAAGGTAATTATACTTTAAGCTGCGTTGGTTATTTAGAATTACCTGAGTCTATGAAATCAACTGATAATGCAAAAGCACATAATGATTTTAGCGGTCAAATAGAGTTTTCTGAGGGATCTGAAAATATGTTTTCTGATAGCAGACACCGAATTAATCCAGAGGTTCGTCAATGGTTTTTGTTTCCTAATTATTTAATGCACTCTGTATATCCTTTTAAATCTGACAAAGATCAGGAGAGAATATCATTTAGTTTCAACGCAACTGTAGTATTTGACAATGAATATAAACCCACAAATTGAATTTTATTTATACATAATATTGACAATTTTTGTTCTAATCTATATTAAAATTAACTATGCTTAAACAAATCGGAAAAGAGTGGAAGAAGAAAGAAGAAGGAGGAACTTTCACTGCCGATCACCTATCCCCATCGCAGCTCAATATGAACATCGATCAGTGGCATTATAACTATAATGTTTTAACTGCTGCTGAACGAAAAAAGCTCCCTGCAAACTTAAAAATGATCTTCGGTGGGTTGGTAGGTCAGGCACTACAAAATTTAATTACTGAAAAATTAACTATTGAAGAAGTAATGAAAGGAAAGAAATGAGCCAAGAAATATTAAGTAAGTTTGCACAATTACAAACTGAAAACAGAAACCAAAAGCAAGAACTAAAAAGATATTCTCAGATGCTTCTTGCAAGAGATGAAGAAATTACAAAACTTAAAAAACAAATAGATGACTACCAACTTGGTGAAAAGATGGTTGCAAAGAACCAAAGCTATTTAGAAGCTAAAGCACAAAAAGATATTGACCAAGTAAAACAAAATCAAAAACTACAACAAAGGAAGGATAATGAAACTAAAACCACAAACAGAAGAAAAAAGTAAAGGCGGATTTAAAGAACGTAGAGAAAACTGTATAAAAAAACTTTCTCAAGAAGTTGAAGGTATGGATTTTAAAGGTAAGGATTATTTTACAGTTGCACTAAGACACAATCATTTATTAAAATATTTTCCAGAAGCTAGAATAGAAGAAGAAATAATTTTTCATGATAAAGAAAGAGTTATTTGTAAAACTATTTTATATATTGGTGAAACACCTTACTCTACAGGACATGCGGAAGAAAAGAGAGATTCAACATTTATTAATAAAACAAGTGCATTAGAGAATGCTGCGACCTCAAGTTTGGGAAGATGCCTTAGTGCATTTGGATTACATGGTTCTGAATATTCAAGTGCAGACGAATTAGCTAACGCAATTATTAATCAAAAAGATTCAATGGAGAGTAAAATAAAAAAAACAACAACTAAAACAAAACTCAATACATTATTCTCTGATTGGAAAAAAGAAAGTGAAATAATTGAAAAATTATTTAATGAACAAGAAACAAGTATTGAGAAAACAGGAGGACAAAATAATGTCAACAAATGGTAATGCAAAACAAAAAGATTGGGTATTGTTTCCTTATGATGCCAACAATGAAAAAGCCATCAAAATTGATTTCTCAGGTAATGTTACTTTAGACAATGGTAATAAAGGAACTATCTTAGGTGTCAAAGGACAATCAAAAGATGGTAATACTAAGTTCCTTAAAGTCTATGCTCAAGTAGGAGTTCTATTTAAAGGTGATGATAAATTTACTGGTGAAATGAACTATGCCGAAGCTGGAGGACACAAAGGTTTAATTGGATGGTTAAATGAATCTGGTAATATTTTATCTGGTTATAAAAACGATCCTAAACCAAAACAAAATAAACCGCAAAGTAAACAAATACCTTTTTAGGTGAAGATTGTTTACTTAATTTTAGCTCTTATCTCAGGTGAGGATCC